TTCTCTTTCCTTTTGGTTAGATATATGATGGATGATGCAGCATATTTCAAACCAGAGCCACCACCCATTTCTTTTTGAGGAAACATGGAACCGACAACATCATAGGTATGATTGGTAACAACCATAGGAACTTTGGCACGACCTAGTTTCAAAGTCAATACACGAAATGCAGCTTTAAGAACTTGTGCTCTTGTCATATCTCTTGTCTCTTTACCATCTGCTGTATCTTCTACTTCCTTGGTAGTAGACAACATACCAAGTGAATCAAGACACAGAAATAAAGGTTTTCTATCTGATTTATGCTGTAAAAGATACAAGTCCAGAACCTTTAGAATTTGTGTACGAAATTCTTGTACCGTTGTAACAGGCATAATCACCATACGGCTTGGATCAATGTTACGATCAGTTACCATCTGTTTTGTGATTGCAGATTCACTTTCAAAATAAATGACACCAGCATTCGAGTCTTTATCAAGAAAGTTCTTAACAATTCCCATGAGAAAGTAAGTCTTACCTGTAGCAGATTCGCCGGCAAGAGCTGTAATTTTGTTAGATGCTAATCCACCGTAAAGAGAGCCAGACAATAGTGCATTAAAGATGTAAGAGCCAGTGTCAATAAATGAATCTACATCACCAGCTTCTACACCGTCACTTACCAAAGATGCATATTCGTTTCCTACATCCTTGATTATATTCCTTAAAAAGTCATTCATGTATTTCTTTCCAATTCTTAACAAATCTCATACCATAGTTATTCACTTTAGGCATTTCTTTCAGATTTATTCCTTCTTTCAGTATGGGCTCTTGAGTAAAGCCAGAATAATCTACATGGTGATGAACTCTGCCATACTTCCATGATAACTTAGCAACGTCTGGATGCATATCAACCAACATCTGGGATTTGTTCATTGTTCCAAGTGGATTATACTTTTCCTTATTGATGTGCTCTTTATTTTCTTTATGATAGAACTCTTCTGTATTGCCACCTTTAATAGTTTGTGTAGCAGCCTTACCTTGTAGAAAAGCATTGAACACTATGGTGCAATCTCCATCTTTAAGAACCCTCAAACAAATATCAGTGTCCTCATTATATCTGCCTCTCCAACGATGCTTACATTCATTGTCAATCAGAAGACAAGAATATATCCTCGTATTCCATACGATAGGTGGACGTTTCTCATTTGGTGGCAGGAAAAATCTATAACGCAACCCTGCTATTTTTATGTTATTATACCTGTCAACAAAGTCTTCTGGCACTCTAAAGACAACTCCGCTCTCTACACGAATACGAAAGTTTTTGTGTAGTCTATAGAAATCATCAATGTTATCATCCATAACCCAGTGACGTTTTGCACCCTGAGAAATAGAATGCTCCCAACACCAGTTTCTAGCTCTTCCTGGCCCATCGCCATGATTGCTGAACGGAAGCACAAGCAACTTGCTCTTATCTACCTCGGCAGCATAATCATCATAGTCTTGTGGCTCAATAGCAATCTTATAGGGAACACCCATACGGTCAAGAGACTTGCAAGTACCGCCAGTCTTTGCTCTTCCTTTGGAGATAATATATATAGGATATTTTGGATTAATCATCTACAACCCACCTCAATAAACGATTTGGCAATCTATCATCTTTTGGATAGAAAATGCTTTTGGTTTTTACAGTAAGTTTTTGCTCTATAAGTTTTTTAAACTTTTCATAATCTTCTTTTGTCTTGAACTTCACTAACAGTTCTTTATAGTTTGGGTCATCCTCTTGCTCAAACTCTGGCATTCCTACCCATTGTTTTTCCCAAGGCTCCTCATCTTTAATGTCTTTAATGTCAAGAAAATCATGTAGAGTCCCTTGCTTCTCAATCTCTACTTTCTTTCCAACAAAATTATCATAATCATCAATCATTAATGTCAAGTTCCCTTTATCCAAAAAAATCCTCTAGCGTTCCTTGCGTTCCATAACTGTCATCAATTTTCCACCGTATCTTTTCTGTTATAAACCTTAGTGGTTCAACAAAACTCTTAGTGAATTGTACATCATAGTCTATTCTATCCATAATGTCAAGTTCCTTTGGCATAGAAGTTAAAAATGAAAATGCACTTGATGTATAGATATTGGGTTGCTTCATGTGTAGAAACTTTATCTTATCACCTTCCTGTATAATAGGATACTTGTTAGACAACTTATGCTTCTTCACCAAATGATTATATAGAATTGCACCCTTGCAATGAATAGGAGCCCCCTTTGCGAACATACCATTAGACGATGAAAACTTTTTAAGTCCATTTACAGAACGAGGATAAGCAATATCTTCTGGAGGCAAATTCATAAATTCATCTCTAAAATCTTGTATAAAGGTATTTAGCATCTTCTCATCACCCGTCATAATGATGTTCAATGCGTCCTTGATCTTTTGTCTGCATACAGCCGGAGTGGATGACTTGACTGCTTCAATACCCATAATCTTGAGTTGTGGAGTTTTATAACGAACACCTTCAATATCCCATGCGTTCAGAATATATCTTTTCTTCGCAGTCCAAATTCCCTTATCAGCAATTACCTCTCTAGACATTTCCATCTTTTGTTCATATGCGTTCATAGTTTTAGCAAGTACCGAATAGCTTTTGAGAATAAAAGGTTCCAACTTCTCACTTGCAATCTTGTCCAAGAAATCGGTAATTCTTTCAGGCGTTCCTCCCTCTTTAAACACTTTATTAACCAATGCGTCAAAAGTGATATAAACCGAATCGGTATCAGACGCGATAACATAGTCCTCATTTTTTGTCTCCAAGATTTTATTAAGGTAGATGTTAAGAGCCTTCTCAATCCACCGTATAGCCAACTGACCACTTGTAGTGATTGCTGTAGCAACCATAAGATCAAAATAGCGAAACCAATTATTCCCAATAGCACCATACGCTGAATTGAGAGATATCTTCTTTGCCATTTGGACATTGTTATATAAAGAGATGTATTTGAGTAGTCGAGGGTCTTTAGTGTCCTCATATTTCTGCTTAGCTTCAAGCATAAGTCTTTTATATTTTGTACGATCATTATACATAGTCTCCATTATTTCAGGCAAAAATCCTCGTTTGTCTTTTCTAAAAAATGCACCATTTGGAGTCATACAATATTGGGTATCGTTCTTAACTTTACCTTCAAGTATTTTATCAACCAACCCCTCTTTCTTTTCACTTGGAATTAATGTCTCTGGTGAAATATTATACTGCATAATCAAATGTGGATACAAAGAATTCAAATCAAAACTCATAACCCATTTATGCATACCAACCTGTGGGTCTTTTACATATGCACCTTCATATTTCTCTACCTTCTCTGCCTTTATTTTTTGAGGAATAACGATATTCTTTTCCCGCAAATAATTATATATCAGAATATCCCAATAACGAACTGAACCTAGAACATCTACATAATTAACTTTGGCATCGTAAGCCATAGTTAAACATAATTCAATAAGTCCCATCTTGTCTTCTAATCTATCAACAATCTCAACGTCTTGAATATTATACTCAATAAAAGACTGATAATCTTTCGTATACCATTCACGAAAGGTTTCATAGGGATTGCCTTCTTTACGCTCACCTAATTCCACAAATGCAATATGGTCTAGCCGATATGACTCCTGAGCAGAATAAGTGAACTTGCGATAAAGATCAAAATAATCCAGTGCAGCAATACCCTGTATATCATATATCTGATGATTCCGGCCCATCCGATATATTTCACGATCCTTTACACCACCCCAAGGCGACAGACGTTTCAATTCATCCTCACCAAACAACTTTTTGATACGATTACAAACATAGGGAATATCAAAAAATTCAGAGTTCCATCCCGTAACAATATCAGGATGATACTTTTGCCAAAACACAAGAAACTCTTTTAATAGGTGTACTTCACTCTCACATTTTATATAAGTTACATCTTCACGATCTGTTTCAAAATCACCGATACCCCAAACAACAATACGTTTGCTCTGATGATTTTTGATAGTTATGGATAGAAGCTCTTCTTCTGCAAGTTCTGGTGAAGGAAAGCCATTTTCACATTGAACCTCAATATCAATTGTGACTATAAGAAGTTTGTCTAAATCCCAATCAACTTTGCCTTTATAAGTGTCAGCAATATAAGTGTAAGGATATTGAGTATTTCCATATATAAGTTCTGGTTGTGATTTATGACTATCAACCCATTCTCTGGCTTCTTTCATCGTGGAAAATGTCAAATCAGTGACATAACCACCATCAAGATTTTTATATGGAGTTTGTTTTTCTACAGGAGCATAAAGTGTGGGAGAATATCTTACTCTAAAATTTTCACGTTTATCATTTATAACAGCACGAACAAGAAGATTATTGCCCCACTGAAGGACATTTGTGTAGAAATTCATATAGTAACTGTATCACCTTTGGAGTTATTTGTCAAGAGGTTTATTAAAATAAATCGAAAGCGTCATCTTCGAAGGTTCCATCTGGTTTTACACCATGTTTAGTTGAAACTACAAAAGTTTTAGCTGGGTTAATCATAATATTAGCTCTTCGCATAAATCTTTGATTTATTAAACATTTAGTTGTCTTATGACCTCTATCATCTATTAAAAATTGCACATCGTTGTACACCTGCCCATTAAAATTTATATCTAAATATATCACAGGACGTTCTATAGGAGTTTTTGATGACCAAGACCATTTTCCTTGTTGAAAATGCTGCATCTTAACTAAATTATGTTTAAAGGTTTTACCAAATGATTTCCATATAACTTTTTTATTTTTAACTTCCCACTCATCAGCATGTATTATGGCCCGAGCACTATTACCAGTATCAAAATTAGCTACAATCTTACCTAAACCCATTATTTCCATTCTTTCAAATCTACCTATTTCCTGAGCTACAGAGTGCCTATTTTTAGGATTTTGAAAATAATCTATAACATGTTTAACTATATTAATTCCTGTACTTTCAATTCCCTCTGTGCCAGGAGAATGATTCACTTCTAAAATATATGGTGGGTATTTCTTTGGATTTTCTGATGGAATAAAATCAACAGCAGTCCAAGAACCACCAACGGCCTTTGAAGCTAATAAACACTGCTCAGTTTCTAATGGAGTTAACTTGTAATTCTTTACTTTAGCTCCTTGCGAAACATTAGACCTAAAATCTCCTTCAATAACTTTCCTTTCCATTGATCCAATAATTTCGTCACCCAGAACAATAACTCGTATATCACTATCAGTTTTAATGTATTCTTGAATTAATAAATCCACATTTTCATCTTGATTAAAAAGTAGTTGTATTAAAGAATCTAATGAACGCTCAGATTCGACAAACAAAACACCAATTCCCTTTGACCCCTCCAAAGTTTTCATAATAATTGGAAACTTGGTATCTAATGATTTAAATGGTTCTTTCCAGTTATCTTCATTAGGCACAAGTACCGTTTTAGGTTGGGTCAAACCAAAATCTTGTAACTTAACATATGTCCTATATTTGTCTGATGATACCTCAACGGTTTGTCTACTATTGACCATACAAACACCAATTTTTTCTAATCGAGAAAGTAAGTCTAACCAACTCTTTTTAAGTCGTACAGTTCCCCGAACAATAGCAATAGTGTTTGTAGAATTAATTTCAAATCCTTCTTCATCATCTATATTATATATCTTATAAACATCATCATCTTCATAAGTAATATAAGCAGTTTCAATTTGCAAAATATAAACGTCATGTCCTGCTTTTTCTGCTTCTTCTTTAAACCTTCCGGCTGTATGATATATGGGTGCCTCAGTTTTTGATGAAGAACGTAATGCTCCAGAAGAAACTACAAGAATACGATAATTTTCTTCCTTTGCCTCTGTAATGAAAGACTTGAAATTTTCCATTAGACTTCTTTTTTCTTGCCTATGTTATATTTGGTTTCTAATGTCCATTCATTCTTTTCACTAAACGAAAGAACCTTGATTTGACTCAATGGTGCCATTGGCAATGGCGTTACATCTATCGCCTCTCCAATTATATCAATCAAACCCCAATCCTGCAATAGATGGGCAATAGTATTTCTTCGTCCAATATCATTTTCAGACAGATTGGTTTTCTTTCCATCAAGAGCAAATAGCTCTTTGAAATGCACAATATAATATCGTCCCTGCTTATGTAATATGTGGCAAGATTGATATAGTTTTCGTTCTTTTCGGGAAGCAACACCGATACGAGATAGAGTCTCTCGTACCTTCAAAAAATCGTCAGGCTCTTTCAACCCAACTTCTAGCATATGCTCCTGTGTCCAATTAACTTCTTCCATCTCTTCCACCTTTATTTAATTTTCTTTTTATGGCAGAAATTTGTTCATCATTTAGTATATCAAGAGCGGTCTTTGCCTTCTCATTATTGTATCCATAAAACTCTTTAACATACTCTAGATTCTTTAATTTCTTCGCCTTCAGCCAAGGGGTAAATCTTTTTCTTGGTCGTAAACTATTTATCAAAAAATCAAACTGGAGTTTCTTGTCTAGATGATGTAGTTGATTAATCTCATTCAACAACATAATAGTATCAGGAAACGGAGCAACACACTTATTTACAATATATGGTGGATATTTCTTTTCCCATTGCTCATCCTCTGTATCCATAAGAGGTTCTTTTGTATGGTTTATAGCATTGAGATAATCTTTCAATTCATACATTAGTCTACAAACCCTTCACCACTTTTCCAATGATGAAATCTATGACGCAATACAACCCACAACAAAGAGGTTAGGCTGTTTGCTTTATATGTTCCGTTCTTCACCTTTAATTCATACATGGCTATTAATAATATCTATATTACAAGACATTGTACGCCTTTCACCTTCACCAAAAAATGGAGCTACTTGATGAAGCAACCAAATTGGAAATATCACAACCTTTCCTACTTCTGGATGGACATATGCAAAAGAAGGATGCTTGAATTTAGGTATATCATACATACTATCTCCACCCCAAACGAATTGAGTTAGTCCATCTGTACTACCAGAATTGCCTTGTTGTACGCCTATTTCACCTTTCATATTTTCTGCTATCTCAGATATTTGTGGCGGGAGTTTTAAAAATGCAATCATGGATACGCCTCGTCCACTAACAGTTCCATGTTCATGCAAAGGGTTGTAGTCTCCATCATAACTATGCACCGACCAAATTTTCTTAACAACATACTCTTCTTTAGACCCAATAATTTCTTTAATACGATCTGACATTGGATGTTCAGCAGCATATTCTTTTGCACACTTAATAAAAAACTTACCTAACTGAGTAGGAACTTTATCGTTCAAATCAAATTCTAATTGTTTTGATTTTTCATCTTGTTTTATTTGCCCTACTAATTGCGACGATAAATCTGATAATCTGTCAGTGTTATCATCAATGTACTTATTAATAACATCTATTTCATCTAAACCTATACCAGCAAACCCTAACTTTAATTGTGGTATAGTTTCAAACTGAACTATTTTATCCTCTATCAATTTTCATTCTCCATAACATTACATTTAAAAACAACGCAAGTTCTTAACTGATAACATTCTCTGGAGACTGACATAGCTTTGTGGGGAAGACTAGCAGTAAACACAATCAATTTATTTCCAGCATAAGGAACAAGAGTATCGTCAACCAGAGTTCCACCGCCCCATTCCTTTTTCCAATCCATTCGGGGATAATATATCATTGTAAAATCACCATCATCTATATGAAGGTGTGGCTCTATTCCATGCGTGTGAGCATTACAATAAATTCTTTCATAATTCTCAACATTATATTTAGATTTGAAATCAAATTTATTCACGAACAAATCAAACAAACTATGAGCCCAATCATATGATCCAGCATCACATTCCTCTTTGTTGTGGCCACACAGGACATGCCAATGTTTATTTGGTTTACTAGGTTCAGAATGATAGTCGTATTTCCATGATAACTTCTTAACTTCATCATCAATCAATATAGCATTGTGTTCTTCTAAAACATCATCATATACATCAATCATTTAAATTTTGCCCTTGCCATAATCTCTGTAAAACAAGCCATCAAGTTTATTTCTTGGTCTGCAACAAATGCCGCTTTATATTGGTATTCACCCAAAACAACAACCACATGAGGAATAGAACTACCATCCACAAACTCATAAAGATTATCATAAATGCGGCGGAACAAACGTACAGGATCATTATCAAGATTATTGACAATCCATTTACGAACATTAGTAAATTCCTTATTCTTCATAGAGTGCATCAACTCTTTGATATTTACCTCGGCAATATCTACAAGTATGCCTGCATCAATTGTACCCGATATAGAATACCTTTGAAGTTCATTTAATACTCTGCGCCAGTCTGGAAAATATTTATTGATTACCTCTGCAACAGCTCTTTTGTCATGTTTCACATTCTGATCATTTAGAATTGTGATAACCCTACCCATAAACTCTTTAGCGAGTTTTGGTTTTTCTGAATTAGGAATAGAAAAATCAATCACACTACAACGAGAATGTAGTGGCGGTATCAAACGATTTTTATAATTACATGTAAGAATGAACCCACAGTTCTTATGAAACTCTTCCATGAACCCACGCAAGGCTGGTTGAGTTGACTGCGGATTTAAATAATCTGCTTCATCAAGTATAATATACTTGCGGCCGCCGTGAAGCGACAC